CACGCGCTCTACTCCTAACTGTTTGGCCTAAACCCCACCGGACTAGGGGCAGGGTCTAGGGTTCTAGTGTTTTAGGCTTACGCCTTGTTGTTTTTAAACGCGCCACCGGAGGCCAAATTGGCCAAAGCACCGTAGCCGTAGTACATGATCTCGATTTGGCCGCTAGCAATTACGTTGGTTGTTAAACGTAGTGCTGGGGATTCGTACCAAGTAAAGCAGTCAGGGTTAACGATCAAAAGCGTACCGTCGCCGTCGCCTGAGTTTGCATAATCTACGTATAGGTCAAGTCCTGCAACGTTGCCGCGTAGGCTTGATACTGATACTGCGCCGCCTGCGTTTTGTGGCTGTTGCGCTGTGTAGATTGGTCGCCCTGAGTCGTTAAGGGTCATAATGTTTGCCCATTGTCCGCTTGAGGCAATCATATTACGAGCAAAACGCTTGCTGTTTGAGTAAACGCTAGCTGCACCGCGTGAAACAATACCTAAAAGCTCTGCAGCTGTTGGGTAAGTAGCTACGGTAGTAGCGTCTAGTGTTGCTGCGCTAATCAACTCAGCGTTAACAAAGTTATTAGTAGCTAGAGCATACGCGTCGGCCATTTGTTGTACTAAAACGTTCAACAGGACGGGGTCCGACCGGTCGAACAATTCGACCGAAACCGTATTTTGCCCTGCATATTTATTTACAGTAGCAGTTACAAACTCTACCTCCATGCCTGTTTCTGAAGGTGCTGAGCCTTCATTTGTGTCGGCTACCGTAGGGACGGTTTTAATGCGAGGGATTTGTAGCGACATACCCGCTGCTGGCAGGGTTGCAGTGTTAATGGCTTCAATACTTGCGCGGAAGCTATCTGACTTGCCGTTAAACAAAGTAGTTAGCTGAGGTGTTGGGATAAGTCCAGCATTATTACTGGTGCTGTCATCTGCAGCGCGTACCCAAATTGCAGACTCGCTGCCTGGGTCGCGTGTTGCCTGTACTTTGTGGAATAGGTAATCGGCAGGAGTAGCGATAGGGCTACGAGGTGCAGTATAGGCAGGGGCCGTTACTGTTGGGCGTGAGGCTTCGACCGTTTGTGCGGCTTCTACCTCGGGTGCTGGGGTAGCGTTATCCACGCTGGCCTCACTTTCGGTTGGTTGGGTTTCTTGGGTTTCCTCTACTGGCTCAGGCTCTACCTCACTAGCTGCGACGGATTCAACCGCTGCAGATTTAAAGGCTGCTGCCTGGACCAAACTTACTTCGCGTAAAACGGCAGACTGTACGTAAAGTACGCCGCCTCTTTCCTCGCTTGCGTCAACAGTTACGCCAACGCTCAAACCGTCGCGTAGATTTTCGCTAGCTTCAATTAAACTATCTGTACCTTTTGTAGTAGCACTTACTTTAAAGGTTGCATAAAGGCCGCGTGTATCCTCGCTTATATTTTGTGCAAACCCAATAGGGTCAGTAGCTGAGTGTTCTAGTAATAATTTAATTTTACCGCCGGTTTGATAATTTATTGAGCCTGCCTCGAAAACTACCTTTCCAATACTGGTATTCCCGATTTCGCCAAACGGTACAATTTTACCGGCGATAATTCTACGCTCTTGGTCTGTTGCTTCTATTGAGCTGTTAAAGTTCAACTGCATTAGGTGTACCTCCGTTAGGTGTTAAATCTTCCATTTCGCGGGCTTGTTCTACTGTAATTAAATTAAGTGCCAACATTTTTTCAATTACTGCTAAGCGTGTTAATGCGTCGCTACGTAAGTAACTATCGTCTAATGACATACGGACATAATTTTGTGAATTGGTCATATCGTTCATAGATAAGCGTTCCTCTATTGCAGATATAAAAGGCCGTAGGCTCATATCGACGAACTGTTTGCGCTCGTCCATAACGTTGGAGTAAGTCATAGAGTTATTAGCGTCTGCACTTAGCAGGTAAGCCGGTACGTTACAAAGTCTGCTTATTTCTGTAGCTAATTCGTTTTTTGCTTCTGAATACATCATATCTTTAGGGCTAAAGGCTGTTGGCTCATACTTAAGCGTGCTGGATAAATACGCTGTGCTGCGCTGTGTACGTGCCAACTTCCAACTAGCTAGTAGTCCGGTAATTTGTTCCTCTGGTAAGTCTGCGCCTGAGTTTTGAATATAACCGCTAGGTATCGGCGTACCAGCTGCAACAGCTGCCGCTTTTTCTAAATCCAGAGCCGCGCGTAAAGTTCTACCGCCTCTATTTAAAATACCTTCGTCCATAGCTTGAAAAGTAATTAAACTGCCGATACCGCTGTTAGGTCGTTCGCTACCGTCAACTGCATAAGATTTAACTAAAGTGTTTGTGTTATTTAGAGTTACTGTTACACGTGTGTTAGCTACCCAGGCAAACCGACTAGGCCGCCCGTCGTCTGCGTAAAGCTCGGTAACTTCCCAATACGCAACGCCGTAAAAAAATAAAGCGTCAACAGTCCAGCCTAAAGTAACCATACGTGGCTGCCTGTAGTCTGGTTGATCTAGCCAAATTGGATTACCTAATTCTTGGCCAGTAGATTTACGGTAAAGGTGTAGCGGTAAAGTTCCTACTACACCTTTAATTAACGCTGCAGCTCTAGCGACGGACGGTACAGCTATAGCGTCGGACCGGGTAATAAAAGTTTGAGGTGTAAAAAATAAGCTGCTTGGGTCTGGCTCAAATACAGGCGGGTTGTATTGCGCGCGTATCGTCGGGGTACTTTGAGGCGCACTAACGGCGTCTACTAGGCGTAATGATTGTAGTAACCCCACGCGGGTACTATATACCTAATTTTAATAATTTGTCCGATTTGTTCGGCGTGTCTAATTGACTATTATCTGTGCGACTGCCTGAGGCCTTGAGGCGTACCAGGCAACCATAGCTACACCGATAGCAGCGCATATTTCACCAGCTGACTTACGCCTTACTATTTTCCAGCCATACTCTGTGTGTTTAGTAGCGCACGCGGCTATAGCCTCATTTAGCACTAATTCGTTCTGGTGCAATATCTGGCCATGACTCATAAGCTGGGCTAGCCGGTTACTAGCTTCGTTTTGAGATTTACCGCTAACGTCCATAAGGGTAGTGCCCGACGCTTTTAAATAGCTCGTTACGTTTTCGCTTACCCATTTGTCATACATAAGAACCTTAGGCCTAAATCTCATAATATGGGCGTTTATATCGCTAGCTACTTGCCTATCGTCTAAAGGTGTAGCCGTATTCCAAACTTGCAACAATTTAACCTTTACGCGCATATCGTCTACCTTTTGCCCTGCAACTAATACCGCGTACTTATTCGTGTAGGACTTATCAAACGCAAAATAAGTGAGTCCACCTGGCTCAACTACTATTGACTCGTCAGCGCATTTTTTCCAGCTGTCAGGCTCGAACGGGCTACTAAGGTTATCCAAAAATTGACAAAGGACCTCTACTCTAAAAGTTAGCGGGTCGCTGGTAGCGAGTGAGTGTTTTAATATGTCCTCGGTCATAGTGTGGCCCAAAGCCGGTACAGCCTCTACCCAGCCTTTAGGGTCGTCTATTTTCCTAGACGGGTGAGCCGACCACTCTAACCAGCCCAGGCTAGGCGATACGTTAGCTATGGCTTTGTCGCGTAAATCGTTCAGGACTGTTGAAAACTTGTCGCCGGCATTTGATACCGTAAGCATTTGAGCCGCTGGCCTAGCGTTCATAGTAAACGTAACAGCTTCTATAGCTTCTGGCGTAATCGTGCGTAGCTCGTCCAAAAATACAAAGTCAGCGGTAAGACCACGTGAGCCGTTAGCTGTTGCAGCTACGACAATAATCCGGGCACCGTTTTTAAACCTGATCTCCTGTTTGCCGTTGGTTAAGTAGTAACGCTGGTAAAGGTGCATTAGCGACGGGTTGCTAGTAATTATGTCGTTTATCTGGTATAGGGTCATTTCTGCCTGTTGAGCATTGACCGACATTAGAATTATAGACTTTTCCTCGAATAAGTAGATTCCGCTCAATATGCGGATTTTGGCCAACTCGGTTTTACCTACCTGCCGACTACAAACAATACCCAGCGTTCGCCGGGTCCATTTGCCGTTAGTCGTTTGCAGTAATTCCCTTAGAGCTGTTATCTGCCAGGGCATTAAGTTAATACCGATACTTTTAGCAAACTCTAAAGCTAGTTCGGCCTTTTCGTAATCGCCTTCTACCGCTGCAGCCCTAATGCGCGGTGTAGGGCTTCCAATTAACCGGCCTCCCAAAGGATAAACATTTGTCTTTGGACTGTCGGTTATGTCCGGTTCGTACTGGTCTGGACTGGTATTAAAATTCGGACTTATCGGGACAATC